GTTATTTTTCTTACCTTTTTGGTAAACCAATTACTACTTATATAAAAAGAACATGGATAAACAGAAAGAAGATAGACAGCTTACTTGGGAAGAGTTTGAAGAAAGGATAGATAGTATCTTCAACGATATACAACAACTTATCAACGATACCTATGGGCAGAAATAAAATTACACAAGATAAAATCTTTATACAGATTCCATCGTATAGGGATCCTGAATTAATACCTACAATTAAAGATTGTTTAGAGAAAGCTAAATACCCAGACAGGTTAACCTTTGGTATTTGTTGGCAACACCATAAAGAAGACGAATGGGATAACTTAGACAAGTATAAAGACAATCCAAACTTTACAATTATAGACATACCTTGGAATGAGAGTAAAGGTTTGTGTTGGGCAAGAGCATCTATTCAAAAACTTTGGAAAGGTGAGAAGTATACTTTACAGCTTGACTCACATCATAGGTTTTTACAAGATTGGGACGAAGAGTTAATCCAAATGATGAAGTTGACAGGTTCAGAAAAGCCTATTATAACTTCTTACGCTGGTATGTATGATCCTAAAAACAATGTAAAGTTAAATCAAGAACCATATAAGATGGTTGCTAAACGTTTTACAGGAGGAGGTACTATTTTATTTTTTCCAGAATCTATACCTGAACATACCTCATTAACTAAACCAATACCAGGTAGATTTGTAAGTGGGCACTTTTACTTTACTTTAGGTATACATTGTGAGGAGTACAAATATGATCCAGACTTATATTTTGCTGGTGATGAAATAAGTCTTTCTATAAGGTCTTTTACTTTAGGTTATGATATCTTTCACCCTCATAAGACTGTTGTATGGCATGAATATACAAGACAGGGAAGAGTTAAACATTGGGATGACCATGTATCAGGAAATGTAGAACAAATATGGACCGATAGAAACAATATCAGTCTTAAAAGATTAAGACAAATGCTACAGGAAGAAGATAATGGTACTGATATAGGTGAGTATGGATTAGGTAATGTAAGAACTCATAGAGAGTATGAAAATTATGCTGGTATAGACTTTGCCAATAGGGTATTACATGAACGAACAATTAAAGGTGAAACACCTCCTATAGCAGATGACAACGATGTAGAATGGAGAATTATTAAACCACAGGATTACTCTATAGAGGTAGATTGGACTGAACATTGGCCTAAACTAAAATCTCAGACGAGTTGTACTTGTAACTTCGATTTTATTTATTTAGGTATAGAGAGTCAAGATCAACAACTCTTACATAGATATGATTTAACTCATGAAGACTTTTTGAATGGTAATAATACTAAACAGGATATAAAATTTACAGCATTTAGTAAACCCTATAAAGTAGTATTGTGGCCTCATAAAAAAGATGGAGATTGGTTACAACGTATCGACTTTAATTTACCAAGTTGAACTTAGGAGACCAAATTATAAGATTTTCTACTGGTAAGAACGTATATAACAAAGAACTACAAGAGTTATACAATTATAAGTACGAGTTCGATACCTCTAATAAACCAATTATACAACCTATTAACTATAAGTTTAGAGAATCACCATTTAAGGGTAAATACTTAACATACCAGTTTGATAAAAGTTTTGAACAAAAGACTTGGTGTAAGGAACATATTTTTAACAATAGACAGATACAAGCTATATACAAATACTACCAGTCTCAAAATTATAAAATGATAGACATTGGTAATAATAAGTACAGTCTTAAAAAAACTGCTGATATTATAAACGGTTCTATAGGACATATTGGTTTATGTAGTGGAATGGGTTGGTTTTCTTTAGCTTGTGGTAAAAAACCTGTTATATGGTATTCTACAAATACTAACTGTAAATATTTAACAAGTTTTAAGAAATGGTGGTTGCATAACAAAGCTACAGTTAAGTATTTTGATGAAAATTTTAATTTTATAGATTGTAATATAGCTTTAGATGGAAAAAAATACAGTTATATTAGTAGGTAACGGTCCTTCTTTATTAGATAACAAGAACGGTAAGAATATTGATAGCTTTAACACAGTAGTTAGGTTTAACTTATACAATACAGATAAACATACAGAATACACGGGAGTTAAAACAAATATATGGTTTACAGTCTCTAACGTAAGGATTACTAAAAGAAAAGTAGACGAGGTTTACTTTCATGTTTGGTCTAAAGACAAAGAAACACACCCGTATTACCTAAAACTACAAGAGTATTTTAACAATACTCAAGTTATCACCGATGAGTTATTAACTGAGATGAGAAGATACTTTGACAACCACTACGGTATGTTCAGTACAGGTATGATAGCAATATACGTTATGTTAAAACAGCATAAACAAATAACTTTAACAGGATTCGATTGGTGGGATCCAAAATATAAACTACACCATTACTTTGATTCTAAAGAACCTCAATTTGTAGAAACTAAAGGTAAAGGACATGAACCTACTTTAGAAAAAAAGTTTATAGACTCTTATGGAGATAGGATTCAATGGCTGTAATTGTGTGTAATATATAATCCCTTCGGGGTTTTCTCTATTTATTTTTATAGGAACAATCACTTTTTAACCTTAATTCTTTTAATATGAACAAAGAACAATTAAAAGAGCTTGTAAAAAAGTATTTTTCCCTTACCGAAATGACTGAGACAGGAAATACTTCAGAAGAAAAACAAAACTTTGATTCGGCTACTTTAGTTGACGGGACAAAAATTACTAACAAGAAAGATTCTTCTTTCGCTGTAGGTGATGAATTGTACGTTACTACGGAAGCAGGAGACGAAGTATTGGCTCCATCAGGCGAGCATACAACTGAAAGTGGTATTACTGTAACAGTAGATGGTGAAGGAAAAATCACTGGTATAGCTCGACCAGAAGGTGGTGATGAAGGCTCATTAGCAGAACACGAAGAAGAAATGTCTGCTGAAGAAGCTTCTGAAAACACAACAGAAGAGGTCAAGTTAGAAGAAGATGAGATCGATATGGACAGTCATCCTGAAGAGGAAACAATGGACATAAAAGAAGAAATCATCGAAGCTATCATGACCGAAGTAGGACCAGCAATAGAGGAACTACGCAACAAGTTGGCTGAGCACGAAACTATTATGACTGAACACGAGGAAAAAATGAAAGAGTACATGAGTGCTCCTTCTGAAAAACCTCTTGCTGAGTCTAAATACGCTAAGTCAAAAAGTAATTTTCAACAACCTAAAGCAGTGTACAATACTAAAAGGTACGAGAAAGCTTTATTTAACATAACCAATAATAAAAATCAATAAACATGGCAATTTCAGCAGCGGCTTTAGCCGATTTTAACGATCAGCTGGCAGGCAAGTTGGTAATAGATGCGATATACACGGGAAATACCGCGGAATACGTAACTGTACAACAGGGCATCAAATATTCTCAGCCACTTAATTTAGTGAGTGTAACTCCTTATTTTCAAGGGGGAGATGCAGTATCTACACCTTCAGGTTCAGCAGATTTTACTCAAAGAAACATAACTGTGACTAAACGCACAGCCTATGACAACTGGAACTTACAGCTCTTAACAGAGAAGTATACAGGAAAAGCTTTCTTACCAGAGGGCTCATACGAGGACACGATGACTATCTTAACAGAGATGTCTGACGACCTTGTAAAAAAAGCACAACAAAATAACGATGACTTTATTTGGAACGCAGTAAGTGGAGCAGCATTTGCTAACTCTACAGTAACTCCAGAAGCTGATGGATTCAAGACTTTAATCTCAGGATCTACATCAGGAGTAAACGTAGCAACAGGAATTGGTGCAAACGTAATTACTGGATCAACTGCATATGACCAAATCACAACAATGTTAGAATCAGTAGACGTTAACGTACTTGACGCTCCAGATTTAACTGTATGGTGTGGTACTTCAGTATTCCAAAGAATCGTAAATGGTTTAACTACTCAAAACTTATTTCACTTCGACCCAACAACAGTTGAAAGAAGAGGAGGTTTTTATGAAGTCCCATTACCAGGGTATCCAAATGTAAAAATTATCGGTACTTACGGTTTAAGATCTTCAGAAAGAGTAATCATAGGACCAGCATCTTCAATGGTAGTAGGTACAGACTTAGTTTCTGATACTAACAACTTCCAGATGTGGTACTCAATTGATCAAGATACCCTTAACTATAGATTAAGAAACAAATTAGGATGCCAGATTTCACATGCTTCATATTTTGTATCTAATGATCAAGCGTAAATAGAAGCATTGTTTAACTAAAAAACATAACATTATGGCATGTAATTTATCAAGTGGATTTTCTCTGGGCTGCCGCTCGTCGGTGGGAGGCATAAAAAACGTATATATACTATCTGGTTCAGTAACTTCAGTAACAGCAGCTTCGGGTGCTATTTCTGATATTGACGGAACAGGTACTTTTTATAAGTTTGAACTTCCAAGAAACGTCGGTGACTTCACAGAAACTCCAACTCCAAGTTTAGAAAACGGTACTGTATTTTACAGTCAGGTAACTAACATAGCGATGCATAAGTTACAAGCTTCTATTAGAAACCAAGTAAAAGTATTAACTCAAAACCCAGACCTTAAAATCGTTGTAGAAACGAATAATGGTGTGGACGATAACGTTGGGCAATTCTTTTATGTAGGTAGATATAGAGGAAGCACTGTAACAGGTGGAACAGGTGGAACCGGTACGGCATTAGGAGACGCAAATCAATATGCGTTAACTTTTGAAGCACAAGAACCTTTCCCGGCAGAAGAGATTACCACTTCCGGTAATTTAACTGACGCATTGACTACTATAACAGTTAGCTAAACTTTATTAGAAAAAGAAACGGGGTTGGTTGTGAGATCAATCCCTTTTTTTTATATTTAATTGTATGATAAACCTATATACAAACTTAAATACTGGTAGTATAGCGATTTGGCCTGTAACAGGAAGTGTTACTGGTTCAACGTTTTCTATGGAATTGACACACGATATGGACCTGGCTTCATCATCGTTTTCTTTGTCTTTAACCAATACACCTAATAATTTAAGTAAGTATTATGAGTTTACATATACAGGATCAGCTATTCCAACGGCAAGTGGACAGTATACTTACAACCTAAGAGACAACCAAGGAAGTGGACAACTAAAATGGTCTGAGGCAAACCAATTTTTTAGTACCATTCAAAGTATATGGAGTAATGTAGAACAATCTACAGGACTTCCAAGAAATATAGATACTGGTAGAGCATTTGTATTTGGTACAAATGATCCAACATTTACAAATTATGTTACTTCGAACGAAAACGGAGCATATACAACATATAACTCATAACATGGAAAAAAAATTTACATTCAAAAAACTTAATAACTCTTCACTTAGAGAGTTTAACCATCACGAATACAAAAAAGATAAAGACCAGAAGTATGTAAAGAACGGTAACGATAATATGTTTCCTCAGCACTTAATTGAGATGTATAACAAAAGTTCTGTTAATGCTTCTTGTATTAATGCTGTAGTAGAAGGTGTTATTGGTGAGGGACTAACAGCAAATGAAGAAATATACCTTAAAAGAGCAAACAGTCATGGTGATTCTTGGAATGACATATTTGCTAAATGTGCTCTTGACTTTAAGCTACACGGGAGTTTTGCTCTTGAGATAGTTTATAGTAATGACAGATCCAGGCTTGAGGCTTATCATATGGACTTTAGTACTTTAAGAGCTAAAGAAAAGAATAAGTACGGCCACATCCCAGGATACTTTATCTCGGACAAATGGGACAAAATGAATAGATTTTCAGGGATAGTATACAAAAATGAAGACGACATAGATTACCTTCCTGTATACAACCCAGAAAAGAAACAAGAAGAGGCCCACCAAATTTATGTTCACAGAGATTATAGACCTGGGCAAACATACTATCCATTACCTGATTATGTAGCAGCTCTTAGAATTATAGAGTTAGATACATCAATCGATGACTTTCACGTTAATAATATAAAGAATGGTTTAACTCCTTCTTTATCTATTACAACTTTCACAAATGGAAGCGATGAACAGTTAAGAGAGATAGAACAGCAACTACAACTCAACTACGCAGGTACTAATAATGCTGGTTCGTTAGTTTATATGGATGTACCGGAGAAAGAAATGGCACCAGTCATTACTCCAATCCCATCTAACCAAACAGATACTTATTATACTACTATCAATGATTTAGTAATGCAAAAAATACTTACAGCACACAGGATTACAAGTCCAATGCTTTTAGGTATAAAAGAAGCAGGACAATTAGGTGGTAGAGCAGAGTTATTAGATGCTCATTTATTATTCTTAAACCTGGTAATTTTACCTTACCAACAAGAGATGTTAAAATGCTTTGAAATGATTATGTCATTTAACTATCCGGACATTGTTCTTGGAATTAACCAAACAAGGTTACTTGAAGAAGGAGAACAAGACCAGGAAGTAGTAGTAAGTAACGAAATAAACGATGAAGAAGAGTCACAAGTAGATAATACTCCAAGTGAACCTTTATTAGCCTAAACCTATTTAATAGTATGACAACCACATTTTTAATATCAGAAGCAAAAGTAAGAAGCTTTACAAGTCTTAACAACGCAGTAGATAGTGAACTAATAAAAAACAATATTAGAACAGCACAAGACTACTGGTTACAGAATATAATTGGAACCGTATTATATCAAAAACTACTATCAGATGTTGATTCAAGTAGTTTAACAGGTAACTATAAAGAACTTGTTGATGATTATATACAGGACTACTTATTATACACTGTATACTACGAGACTTTAGAAGATATTTACCTTAGACCACGCAATAACGGCTTATTAATCCCAAATGGTGGTGAAAACTCAGACCCAGCAGCAAGAGATCTATATGATATGAAGAGACAGTCAATAAGAAATAAAATGGACTATTACGGTCAAAGACTAACAGAATACATTTTAGAAGAAGATAACCTATTCCCAGAGTTACAACAAGATACAAAACTTTATCAACAGATACCTGATTATAGTAACAAATACAAGAGTCCTTTTGTTATGAGAGGAGGTTACTTTTTAGATTTTGCTCGTTACTATGGAATAAGAACATTCGATAGACGATATAAACAATACCCTCAATAATGGCAGCAGATTTTAACTTAACCAATCAATACATATCACAAAGTTTTGACAACTTAGTTCAAAACTCTGGAAGTATACCAGTAGACGGTTTAGGTAACCAAATAAATAACCTAACAGTAACAGCGTCAAAAGCTACTAATGCCGATTCATCTTCTTTTTTTGGAGATGGTATCGTAACAGCATCAGCAGTAGCATCAACTATTACCTTTACAAAAGACAACGGAACAACATTTGACGTAACTGTATCTCAATCTGGTTCAGTAGAATCAGCTTCTTATGCTTCTTTTGCCGAAAATGCTAACAGTGCTTCTTATGCCGTAACAGCATCACATTTAACAGGAACGGTAACAAGTGCCTCGTATGCTGATAATGCTTTAAGTTCATCACATGCTCTGTTTGCCGATTTAGCAGCAGATGCCAATGATCTTATTGTAGGTGTAAAGAATACATTAGGGGTAAATATAACAAAGGGACAGACGTTACATGCTACTGGAGTTACAGGGCAAAACATTGACGTAATAACAGCTTCTTGTGATGGTGATATGCCAGCAATTGGTTTAGCTTTAACAGACATTAATGCTTCAGCTACAGGTAACGCAATCATAAGTGGTAAGATTATAGGTATTGATACTTCTACATTTACAGCAGGTAACAACGTATATGTAGGTAGAGCAGGAGCAATAACAGCAACAAAACCTACAGGATCATCATTTATTCAAAACATTGGTATTGTAGGTAAGGTAGACGCATCAGATGGAGAATTGGTAGTTCTTGGTTCAGGTAGAACAAATGACTTACCAAACCTAACAACAGACTATGTATGGAAAGGAGATGCTAACGGTGTTCCACAAACAGTAGCAACATCATCAATTATACCAACAACGGCAAATACAGCATCTTATGTAGCAGGAGCAAATGTGGATGGAACAGTAGCAAATGCAACTTCAGCATCTTTTGCAAGTAACTCAAACACTGCTACATCAGCATCACATGCTATAATAGCAGATAGTGCTTTAAGTTCTACAACAGCTACTTCAGCAAGTCATGCCGTAAGAGCAGACATAGCAGATGATTTAGATTCTACAGCAAGAATAAACATAACTGATATTACTGCAAGTAATGCTTCATTTACTTCAGCCTCTATTGGTTACTTAAAAACAATAACAGGTTCAGCAACAATCATAGGAGATGAATACATCATCTTAAATGCTGATTCACCAACAAAGAGATTTGCAGGAGTAAAAGTATACGACAGTGGATCTGGTTTAACAGGATCGTTTGAATGGGATAGTGTAGATGATAACTGGATACAGGTCGAAACAGGAGGAGAGTCAGCAGGAATGCTTACAGGTGTATCAGGAAGTAAAGGATCAGAGGTTTATCCAAGCTCCAACACTTTAATAAAAGGAACAGGTAACCATACAGTAACTGATACAAACATAACTGATAATGGTTCTACAGTTAAGATAAACTCTAACTCACAAATAACAGGTTCGTTAAAAATAACAGGAAGTGCTTTAGATGCATCAACAATAAATGCAAACTTAAAACAAACCTTTACAGCACCAGCTTACGGTAATCAAGCAACATTTAATGAAGTTAGCGGTGTACCAAATGCAAGTGTTGTACTACAATATTATGTAAATAACTTCGGTGCAGATTATCAAAATGCTTATGTAACAGAGTTCTGGGATAGTTTTGGATTTAATTTTGGAACAGATTCTGTCCACAAACAAAACTTATACAAAGTAAATCAAAGAATATCAGGATCTTCAGGAAACAGATATAACGTTTTAGAGTTAAGAGATAACAATGACGCAACTGGTAAGTATCTTCTTAGAGCTGCTGATACTTCAAGATTTCAGTTAATCTCACCAGTAACAGGATTTGAATTTTCCGGTTCAATTGATTCACAAGATGGTATAACAGCACCATCATTTACAGGTTCATTACTGGGAACAGCTTCATATGCTGCTAACGCAGGTGATTGGGATGGTTCTTATTTAGGTAACGCATCAATAACTGGTTCACTTATAGTATCAGGAGGTAACTTTGATGTCTTAGGAGCAACAAGAAATGGTTCTTCTATAGATTCAAACTTCAAACAGAATTTAGCAGCACCAGGACTTAACAACCAGTATGATCTTATAGCAGTACCATCAACTACAATAGATAATAGAAGTTATACAAATGTAAACAACTTCTTTGCCGATTATAGTGGTTTTGGTTCACAATATAAAGATTACTTTGCTATAGAATACTACGACAGCTTTAGTTACAATTTCGGTAGTGAGTTTTCTGTAAACGGTGTAATGGCTAATATATCGAATAAACCAAGCGCCACTCAATTTGGTCAGTTTAAGGCCCATCAGAAAGCACCAGCAGATATAGCATCAGGAAGAGGAACAGTATCTGGTTCACATGTAATCATGCAGGCAGGTGGATCTGGTTCACAGGCACTTATACAAGGTTACAACGGGGCTTCTGTTCTAATACAGTCTGTTGGATCACAAGGAGGAGAAGCTGCTTATATGGATCTTATTTCTACAAGTAGTATAAATGTACAAACTCAGGCTGACTCGATTAGTCTTAAGAGTGGATTATCAACAGGAGGTTTCTATCTAAATGTAACTGGATCTGTAACACAACCGATACAAACAGTTAGTATAACCTCTAACACAGGTTCACTTGAAAACTTTAAGACTAACTTCCATACTATAACGCTTGTTTCTGGATCTAATACACATCTTGAGATGCAGACAGCATACGCAGGAAGACCTGGTCAAACAATAAGTTTAGAGGTTAAACAACCAACAACAGCAACAGACTCGTATGGAACGTTATCATTTGGAACAGAGTTTGCCTTTGCAGGAGGAACATCTCCAACTATAACGGCAGCTTCTGGATCAGTAGATATCTTAACTTTCCAAACATACGACGGATCAACATATTACGGAACAGCTATTCAAAACTTTAGCTAATGAATCAAACACCATTTGCTTTTATGGGACCATCTGGTCCAGCAGAGTTTGATCCTACATTAGGAGGAACAATAACTCCTTACTTCTGGTATGACTTTACTGATACTTCTACAATGACATTTAGATTAGGAAGCACAGTAGATATAGAAGGAATAGATAGTAAAGGTAGTAATACCGGTAGTATTGTAAAAGGAACATCAGCTAAATACTCATCACCATATTATATATACCCTGAATTAAAATCTGATTCAAGTGGAAATTATGCTTTCTTTAGTGGAAGCCTTAATACAGGAGGAACTACGATGAGAAATAGTTCTTTAGCAAGAAAGTATGGTTCAGGTAACTATCAAACAGATGGAGACTTTTCTGTTAACAATCCTGCTACGTTTATTACTTTTTGTAGACCCGATTGGAAAGGTAACCCTGATTGGTTAAGAATGGTATCATACAAAGGTAACACAGGTGTTCAATCAGCTGTACAACCAGAAGAATATAATCCAGTAGCTTTTTCTAATGGAAGTAACTACCCAGGCGATAACTATTATGCAACAGGTAGTTTTGCTTCAAGTAACAATTACAGTCTACAATCACAAACCTACAATAACATACAATCACCAACTAACCTGGCTATAATATTTAGTTACGATGGTAGTGGAGATATAACAGATGATAAACTTAACTATTGGCATTCATCAGTATATAGAGATACACCTTCCGGGGGTAGTTATGCAGACTCTGATGGAGGTAGATCATCATCCGAATTAAGTATAACGGTAAGAGCAGGAAAAGAAGGTAACACTTTACAGCATGAAGGATATACGATGGGTGGTAGATCAAGAGATAACGAATACGCAGGAGCTAAAGGAGACGTAAGACATTCATTATTATATGATGTAGCTCTTTCAAATGCTCAAATAGATGCTTTAATAGCAAACTATAAAGCAGCATATCCATCAGATGGATTGAACGGATCATAAAAATAAGACAATATGAGAACTTACACAGAAGAAGAACTTTTGAACCCTTCACAAGAGTTAATAACATTTATCTATTCAGACGATGAAGAGAGAAAAAATTTTAATAATCAACTTGATCAGTTTCTAACTGGTAGTCTATAAAATATAAAAAAATGAAAACATACACAAGAGAAGAACTTACACAAATAACACCAGAGCAGTTTAATGCTATGAGTGAAGAAGAAAAATCAAACGTAAAAGCACAAGGTAAAGCATTTATGATTGCTGACTTAGAAGCTCGAGGAGCAGTATAAGACACAACTATTTCCATGGTTGGCAAAAAAAGGAATTAAGTATTTTACTATTTCTGCCTTTCACTTTATAAGTTAATCGCTTAATTCTTTTTATAGAGTCCTTAGGGGCTCTTTTTTTTTGGGTAAAAGTTGGATATGTATTATAAAGTTCGTATTATATAATTAATACACTATATGACAGATAAGAAGAAGAGAGAGATAGTAACAGAGGAAGTAGGAAAGATTTACGATCAATTGGTTATAAATTGTAAAAAGACCTGTGGGGCGGGGTATGACCGATGGGGTGAAGACTTACTTGCTATGAGTTTAGAAATGTTCTTTGAAAAGAAAACTGACTACATATGGAAAGTTTACCAAGACGGTAAGTTAGAAAACTTTATCACCTTTGTAATGGCATTCCAGTTAAAATCAAATAGTAGTAAGTTTTGGCATGTATATCGAAAACACCTGTATAGTTACAGAGAGTTATATCCAAATATACCTTATGCCAACCACGTTTCTTACAACGAAGCTTTTAACGATGAACCATCAGACGTATACTACTGTATCAAAAAAGCTATCGAATCTCTTGACCCTTATCAAAAAATGTTAGTGAATGAAATTATGATAGGAGGTAAAAAGTTTAACAAGACCTCTCAAAAGTATAACATAAACTATCATTCACTTAAAACAGATTACAAATTAGTAAAAGCTTTAATACAAAGGAAATGTCAACATTTACAATAATATCTTTAATAGTTAACTTAGGTTTAATTTCCTTGGTTCTCTCGTTAGTTTATCCTCGTTTAATAGCAAGGTATAAGAGAAAGAAGAAACAAGGAGAGATACAAGAATACAAAAGGATAGAACGTTTAGTTAACAAATACTTAGATTCGTTAAGAACAGATGGAGATAAATCTATTTAATCTTATAGGCATTGGTTACTTAGGTAACATGATAGCTTATGACTTTACACCTATACAGCCGGCAAAACAGAAGCTGATCGATTTCATACCTTTCACTTTACTTAGTAAGCTTCTAAACTGCTCTAAATGTCTTTCATTCTGGATTGGCATTTTTATATACGTTGACTTACTTCATGGAGCAGTAGCCGGCCTTGTAGGTTTTTGTATTAATTATTTACTTGATAGGATAAAACAATGGTATGAGTAAAGAAGACAAAGACTGGTTATTAAATAGTTTCCCACAGTATCTTAACAAGGTATTAAGAGGATATAACAAAGATGCTTATATAAGGGTAGAGACGCTCTTATCCGGTAGAGTCACGTTTCCTGATTGTAGTTGTTCATATAGTAGTTATCAACAAAAGATAAATAAGTTATACTACGAATGGCAAAGACAAAATACGTGACAGACGATTATATAAAACAGGTAGAACACTACCTTAACAACGATTTACCGCTTAAAGAATTATACACCGACGTTTATACATCGGACTTTAACCAAGGAGTAGTAGATAAAATAATAAAGAAAAGAGAGAGGTATGTAAGATTGGAAGACGATCTTGACCATGTAGTTATTACTTCTTTAGGTAGATTAATAAATACTAAACGTATATCTCAGTATAGTTTAAGGTTTACACAAAATACAATAGTATGTTATGTATGTGATAAAAAGATAGACATGCCGGCTATATTTGAGAGAGAGGGTTGGAAATATAACTTTAAGAAGATACTAAACAATTATTATAAGTATAACTGGAAGCTTCAAGATACAGCAAAATATAGTTATTATGGTGATAGAGATAAATCTAAAAAATAAAGAGTTAACATTAACTATGGGTTTATTTACTTCGGTAGTATACATCAAGGGTATAAATATCCCTTTAGAGGTAGGTAGAGAGGTAACTAAATACTTAAAAAACTTTAATGAATAAAATAAAATTCGACATTCACGTTAACTTAGGAGCATTTCCGGGGAGTAGAAAAGCTAAAGTTCAAAGATACATCTCCCCTAAAGAGATGGATGAATACTTTCGCACCCATAAGATCACACACTCATTAGTCCTATACAATAGGGATGAGTATGATTTATTAAAAGAGTTAGGAGAAATAACGGATACAAAGATATATGGTGTTCAAAGTGTTATGGGTCCTACAAAAGAAGAACCTACAGATGAAGACAATCTACCTGAGTTAGATGTTAATATAGAAGGTAGAAGTTTTCTCTCTGGAGGATATTGTTATGGAGTTAAGATTGCATCAAATAGAGGTTGGTGGATTAGAAACGAGGAAGTAACAAGTGGTTTAGATTACTCTACACCAGTAATGAAAAGAATATTATCACAACTTCCAAAAGGTGCTATAGCATCTATACACACTCAAGGAACTACTAAAGGTAATCCTTATGATGGTCCAAGAATGATTAATTGGTTGGGAGGTAAGTTTAGAGATGTTAAGTTTATTATGAATCATTTAGGTGATTATGGACCTTCTCTTAGGACTGCAAGACCGGGGATCAAAACTGGTTTTTTCAAACAAGATGGAGAAGCTTACTTAAGATGGACCTCCCACAGACCAGTTGTAGAGTCAGGATTATGGATTTGTGAGCAATCATTTAACATATTTGGTGATACTTCTTGTTTTACTTATGATAAAGCTTATCTTGTGTCTACAAGAAAATATGAAATGTGGACGGTTGGTAGTGATTTTCCTTTTACTGAGAAAATGTGTTCCTATACTCAAGAGAGAGAACAATTTAAGAAATGGGTTGATGACTTAAACGATAATAATGCAGTTAGATTTTTTGAGAGTAGTATGGATGAGTTATTAGAATGGTCACATCAAAGGAATGAAAAAGTTAGATTAGAGGCTTTAGATATTAAAAAGAAAAGAAGAGATGAAAGAAAATCTTGAAAAAATACTACAACAAAGAATTGATCAAGGGTATAAAGGAAGAGAGTCATCTAAATCTCATCTTAAGTCTGCATTATATGATTGGAGAGTAGAGAACAATTGGAATAAAGACAACACTAAAGTTATTAGTTATCAAGATAAAGGATTTGCATTTATTACATTTACTAAACGTAATCCTAAGTATTGTTGTCTGAGACATTTAGTTACATTAGAAGAATATAGAGGTCAAGGAGTAGGTAGAGAGCTAATAAATCTTATTTACCAAGAGATGAACAAAAGAGGTTACACTAACATAAGGTTATTTGCAGATTTACCTTCAATAGGGTTTTATGAAAAGTTAGGATACAAGTGGTGGGGTAAGAGTAAAACAGGACTTTCTTACTCATATACAAACGTAACAACAATGGAATTATTACCTATTCCAAAAAGAGACCTAAAAAGAGTTAAGCAAGAAGTAGTCAAAGAGGTAACAAAATACTTAAAAAACTTTAATGAATAAAATAAAATTACACACAGGAGATAGCAGTAAGGTATTAAAGAAGTACCCTGATAATCATTTCGATTCAATCGTAACAGATCCACCTTACGGCATAGAGTTCTTAGGTAAAGATTGGGATAATAATACAGGACCTATAGAGGTATGGAGAGAATGTCTAAGGGTATTAAAACCAGGAGGACATCTATTAGCGTTTAGTGCTGCAAGAACGTATCATAGATTGGCCAGTAATATAGAGGATATAGGTTTCGAAATAAGAGACCAGATTATGTGGATATATGGATCAGGCTTTCCTAAAGGACAAGATATGGGTAAGTTGATTGAGAAGAGGAAAAATAAAGACATCAACTTGAATCCTTACATATACCACGAAGAAGTAGAAGATGATCGTTCTGTAAAGATAGGTAAGATACACAACCCGCCAAAGTGCGTAGAATGCGATCAGTATGTAGCATCCCCATCTAACACCTGCACTAAGAAATGTAATGCCAAGTTTCCTCCTAAACTAAACGAATGGTCAGGATGGAAGACAGGATTAAAACCTGCACACGAACCAATAGTAATGGCAAGAAAACCATTTAAGGGTTCTACAGTAGATAACGTTCTAAAGAATGGAGTAGGTGCCATAAATGTAGACGATACAAGAGTAGAAGTTACAGACATAGAGTATGAAAGAAACTATAAAGCTTATGCAAAGAACTTAAAAGAAGAACATAACACAAACTCATTGTTCCATAAGGTAGTAGAAAAGAATGGTCCAGCCCAAGGAAGATACCCATCTAACGTTATTATGTCCGAAGAAGAGGGTAAGGTATTAGATAGTAAGACAGGATTAAAACCATCTCACAAACCTATAGTAATGGCAAGAAAACCTTTCAAAGGATCCACCGTAGACAATGTAATAAAGAATGGAGTAGGAGCAATTAACATAGACGATACGAGGGTAGAGGTTACAGATACAGAAACTTTCGCAGGTAACTCTATAGGGTATAAAACAGTTCCGGAAGACAAACGTAGTGGTGACAACATATATGGGTTTAAGAAACAAGATGCTGATGAACCAATACAAACACCTGAAGGAAGATATCCAGCCAACGTTATTATGTCCGAAGAAGAGGGTAAGGTGTTAGACGAAAAGACATCAACTGGTCCTAAAAGAAAAGCAAAACCTGTTCAAATAGATCAAGAGACAAATAACAGCAATGCAATAGCTGCCTTTCAAGCATCAAAAAGAAACATCTCCGTTAGTTACAATGATGGAGGTTCACAAGCAGGAGGAGCATCTAAATACTTCTATTGTCCTAAAGTAAGCAAAAAGGAAAGGAATGTAGGGTGTGAAGATCTACAACCAAAAGAAACCGTTCAATACAATAAAGGTATGGAAGGTAAACTACGTAGTGATGGAACTATTATTAAAGAACCTATTAAACAGACCAATAACCATCCTACAGTTAAACCGGTAGCGTTAATGAAATACTTAGTAACATTGGTAACACCAAAAGGAGGAAAGGTATTAGATCCATTTAATGGTTCTGGTTCTACTGGTATGGCAGTTAAAGAGTTTGGAGGAGAGTATGTTGGTATTGACTTAAATAAAGACTACATAAAGATAGCTAAGAAGAGAATAAAGGCTTGGGAGAAGAAGTAGTCAAAGAGTAATAACTACTATAGTCTCAGTAATAAGTATATTAGGTATATTAGGTTTATTATTATTACTAATACATACAATAAAGGCAAGGAAGAGGGTAGTAGGAGTGGTAGGTAACTTATTGGTTCTAATAGACTATTTATAACTAACTGATACATTATATCACAATTATATTGAACAATGGAGAAACGTAAGGAAAATAAGGTTAATAGTGCGCTCGAAGGTGACACACTCACTACAGAGAGTCCTACCAGTAAGAGACCGGACTATAGTAGGTTAACCAAAGTAGAGATACAGCGTAGGGTAGACGAATGTATATTATTAAGATACAAGGCAGAGAAACCAATCCTGCAAAGGGAATGGATTGACTACTGTAAAGAGAAATGGGGTGATAAAAGTGTACCACAATTCCTTAACTACTGGGTAACGGCTAAAGAACAATACGAAGAAGGGTGGAGGGGTAATCTGGAGAACCTTATAGAACCGGCCATAGATGTATTAAGACAAGGACTCAGTAGTGATAACCATTACGTTAGGAGTAAGACTATAGACCAGATATGGAAGATGTCCGGCAATGATATACAGAAGCATTTAATAAAAGGACAGATAGAGAATATAACTATAGGCTTTCAAGAAGATTAAGTACCCCTCACTCGGCTAAAGCCTCGTTCGGGCAATAGGGGGGGTGGTAACATAGCCATAGTCCTCCCATTATACCTAAATATATGAACAGTTTATACAACCTCCAACCCCTAACAAAGATTTTTTTTCTTATGGTAGGTAAACATATTATAACAACAATCTATGGGTATAAGTTGTTACTGGGGGGATTAGTTCGTACCTTTATTGTGCCGGTTTGGGGTAAGGGTTGGCCTCTAAAAAGTTTTTGTAAGGTTGTTGTTTATTGATATGGTCACAAGAGTTAAAAAAGCAATTATATAAATATATATTATGACGTTACAAGATAGATTAGATAACTACCACCAAACATTAGGCTACCCAAAAGCTACCTTTATAGGAGGAGACGGAAGAATATGTGGAACATGGGTGATGGGAAATAATTATAGGGTTAAATCAACCTATTATGGAGGATATCCGGCCGGTTACCTAAAAAGAATTAAAGCGTTATTCCCCGATAAAGAGAGTGTCTTACACCTGTTCTCGGGTAAGGTAGATACAGACATTATACCCGGTAAAAGAATAGATATAAACCCAGACAGAGAACCGGACGTAGTAGGGGATGCCCACAAGCTTGGAGAATACTTCAAAGAAGAATTTGATTTAATATTATCCGATCCACCATACAGTATAGAGGATTGTGATCATTATGGAACTATAATGGTTAAAAGAAATACAGTATTAAAACAGGCATATAAAGTATTAAAGAAAGGTGGCCATCTGGTATGGCTGGATCAAGTATTACCCCAATATAGAAAGATAGAGCTTAAGCCCGTTGGTTATATTGGTATGGTTAAATCTACCAATCATCGTTTTAGAGTTATTACAATATTTGAAAAACTATGAACATAACCCTATTCAAGCCTTATTCCTTACAAAAAGAGTTTATAAAACGTTTTGGTGATACCGAAGATCTATTCGGAGTCATTAGTGCTCCCAGAGGATCAGGTAAATCTCTTTTATGTATCAATTTAATGCTGTATTGGTTATTACAAAAACCAAATAGGAAAGGTGGGTATATCACCCCGATTTACGGACAGGGTAAGTCAATAATGGACCAAATCACCAAGACCGCCGATGGAGCTATCGTAACCTCTAACCGTATGGAGGGTACTATTCAATTTCTGAACGGGTCCCAGTTAAAATTTCTTTCATCTGATAACCCGGACAACGTCCGTGGATTTAGATTCACCCATTTAATCATCGATGAATGTGCCTTCATAAAAGAACATGCCCTTAATACGGCTATTCTACCTACATTGAATCCCCAGGGTAAAAAATGTTTAATGGTATCTACCCCCAAAGGCAAGAACTTCTTTTACAATTGGTATAATAAAAAGGAAGTGGTATCTATGAAATTTCCACTAACTGAATGTCCTTTCATCAATCCTATCTTGATTGAGGAAGCTAAAAAATCTTTACCACCCGATGTTTATAAACAAGAATTCGAGGCCGAATTTGTGGATAGTGGTAATGATGTGTTTATCGGTATTGATAAAGTTTCGGTAGTAAACTCTTTTAATATTTCTAAAACTGAAGTTTATGTGGGTATTGATACCGGATTGACAGACGACAAGTCTGTATTGACTTTAATCGATACTACCGGTCGGGTAAGATATGTGGATCACTGTAACAACGATAGCATACAAAGTATCTCCAAGAGGTTTATCAATATCATGAATAAGTTTATTGTCGTAGGAGGATACATTGAGACAAACGGTATTGGTCGGGCGATGTACGATTTGATAAAACCAAGTTTTCCAAGGATTAAGGCCTTCAATACCACCCAAGATAATAAAATGGAGATGGTACGTAAACTAATCGGTGATATAGAATCGTTAAATATCGAGTTACCAACCGTTGATTTATTACCCGAGTTACACCAAGAGTTTACCTCCTATACCTACAAGATGTCAAATAACGGTAAGTTATCGTTCACCCATCTACCCGGTCAACATGATGACTTTATAGACTCTTTGATGTTATCCAATTTCTCGCGTGTCCAATTCATAAAAAGAAATAAGTTCAATCTTAAAGTACACCAAAAACAAAAAACACAATCTATGGAATTACCCAAGTAACTTCCTAAACCTCTATAACTATTTATAAAATATGAAGAAAGCTTTCAAGATACACTTACCCGATTACCTAACCGTAGATATGTTCAAACAAATATCTACCTATGATGGTAATGATATTGGTAAGATGATCAACGTTATATCGGCAATGATAGGTTTACCTATCTCTACTGTAAAACAATATCCTGTAGATTTAATAAGACAAGTGGGTAAGGATTTAGAAGCACTCGCCCTTCCCCAAGAACAATTTCATCCCTTAATTGAGTTTAACGGACAACTGTACGGTTACTCAGACATTCATTCAATGAATCTGGGTTGTTTTGTAGATTTAGAAGAATATCTCAAAGACGCAGACAATAACTTAAATAAAATAGCAAGTATATTATACAGACCTATTACAAAGAATAGATTTAACTCTTTAGAGTATCAGATTAAACAAGGTATAAGAATTGGATTTGAAAAAGGTATTGAGAATCCTTTTGATTATTATGAAATAGAAACCTACGATAGTGAGGTTGTAAAAGATAGATGGGAAGAAATGAATGACTTTCCCTCACATATATTGCTTGGAGCTCTTAGTTTTTTTTTGGCAGCCGCAAGTCTCTATATGAACGATACAGCTTATTCGGGGACGTTGTTAGAGGAGAAGATACAGAAGAAGACGATAGATTCAACGATACTAACAGCTCTTTCTCATCTCACTGGGGGTGGTGGGCAACCATTCACCGATTATCTGAATCCGGTATCCTTTCAATCACCGGAGATAAGTCTATAACAGACGTGAACTTTATTACTGTCTTAAACTATTTAGAAATACAAAAAGACATCGACGAGATAAGACAGAGAAAAGAAAGAATAGAGATGTCAAGAACCAAAATTAGATGATATGGCAAACAAGAAAAAAAATCCAATAGAATCAAGAAATGAAGAATTAGTCTCTAAGATAGATAAAATAACAGACGATATAACATTACCTGTTATAGAAGACACACAGAGAGAGATGATCTTAGACTTAAGAGTCAAAGGGTTTGATGATAACCGTATAGCAGCAAGACTTGAGATACAAAAAGCAATAGTAGAAAAAATTAAATAATGGATACAATAATAGTAATAGTATTGCTTGTTGGTAGTTTAATCTACAACATGAAACAATACAAAGAATTAAATAGTTCTAAAAAACCACAAAAGAAATCAGCTTACAAAAAAAGTTGGGAGAATGGTGGTAAAAGAAAATAACAATGACTTTATACTCACCAAACCGTTTACATAACATAACCTATCAAGAGATAGTTCAACAGTTTACAAATGCCTGTAACGAGCATTTAGCTATAAACTCTTTTGATACCGGTACATTAGATTTTTTAGATGCTAATGCTGTTAATAAACTATACCCTTATGTTTATTTAAGACCTATAGTTAGTACTGGTGTGGTAGATAAAGAAAGAAACCTTACATTTGAGTTATACTCTATGGATGTACCTAAACTATCAGATGAATCACCAGTAGAGGTGTTATCGAATACTGAAATGTATATATACGATCTTATAAGTTACTTCTTAGAAGGACCGGCCGATAGACAACAGGTTTACGGTATTGATATGATCTCTTTAACTCCGGTTAATGAAGCATTCCAAGATAGAGTATATGGATGGGTAGCACAAATTGATATTTTAACTCCTTGGAAGTGGGACTATTGTGACTTCCCTAAAAACTAATGAAGATAGATAGAATTATTAATAGCTTTGTCCAACAGTGGGTGAACAATATGAAGAAGATTACCCCGGTTGGTAAAAGACCGAGAAGTAAAGCTGCTGAAAAACTTTATAATAATCCATTAAAAGATAGTATAGTAAAAATTGAAGCAGGTATACCTATAATTCAAATGAACCTATACGGTACGTTTGTAAACTCAGGTCACAGAACAAGAGGTATAACTAAAGTACCACCTAACCCTTTTATTGCAAAGTCATTTGCCCAAACGGTATCACAAATGGATGAAAAAATCCCTGCTGAGGTTTTTAAGGTGATAGATAACAAGTTCGGTACTGTACTTAAAAAATATAAAAGAATAGGGTAATGTCTATAACAATTAAGTCTCAACCGAGTCCTACCAATTGTAGTAAAACAAACCTGGTATATAATGTATCAAGTTCTAACGCTACTAATCCTCAGTTTAGATACATTATGGATGTTTACCTACAAGGAGGTTCTAATAAACTTAGTAGAATAACTCAGTTTCCGGACCCACAACTTGAAGCAGTATTTGATCCATCAAGAATAACAGATGATAACGTTGAATACGATACAGACTTTAGTCAAAAACCTTATAATGGTTACTACTTAAATCAAACACCTCAAAAGAAAGCTTTTACTATAAAATTTGGAGAGGAGTACGGTACATCACCGTCAAGCAGTATAACTGTTTATCCAGATTTAGCTACAGATGATATGGAAGTATTTCCTTGTAATGTTGACCCGAATAATGGAGTATCTTATAACTTTGAAGGAGGACTTATACCAACATCTTCGACTGCTATATTATCAGATAGACCCGACGGTGTAGATGACTTTGTCCTTACTACCAGAATGTTATCTTTTTGGAATGGTCAGGGCGGTACTTTACATGTTACAGAATCATATAGTTTTGGTGGTGGTCCTTATACTCAGCCGGTAGCTTATGAAAGAGTAAGAGTGACTGATATGTCTATTTTTGCTCTTGGAGAGGATTTAAGTTTAACTTATATCTTTAACGGTGATACTCAAACAAGAGGTTTTAAGTACCCTTGTGAGAACCTTGTATATAACTTTATGTTTATAAACAGATATGGAGTTTGGGAAAACTATCAAACAGATAATGTACCAACAATAACTACTAATGTTTCAAGAGATACTTATGAACAAACCTTTGTAGACTATTCAGGTACAGGGGCTTATGATGTTGAAAGGAGAGGAGAAACACAATATAATGCATCTGTTAATGATACTTATACTATATCAACGGATTGGTTAAGTAAGGAGGAGGCTCAATGGTTAGAACAGTTAGTTGAATCGGATAGCGTGTATGTAGCAACATCTAACGCTTTTGACATACCAAGTCTTATAGAACAGTTTGATGATATATTTCTACAGAAACCAGTAGTTATAACAAACTCAAATTATATAGAAAACACAGGAAGAAAAGATCAAAAAAACTTTAAGTATGATATTTCTTTTCAATATGCTAATCAAAGAATAGGAAGATAATGGCTTATACAATAAAATCACAACCAACAACACCTAACTGTACTTATACAAGTCTGGTGTATAATGTAAGTAGTAGTAATGCTACTAATCCACAGTTTAACTACCTCATGGATGTTTATGAATCTGGTTCAGCTACAAGACTGGCAAGAATAAGACAGTTTCCTAATCCATCCTTAGAAGCAGTATTTGACCCTTCAAGAATCTTTAACGATAACCTGGAGTATTCTGTAGACTTTGGAGGAAATTATATTGTAACTGATCGCTATCAAGTGAAAAATTTTAACGTAGAGTTTGGTGAAGAGTATGGTACTTCTCCTTCAAGTAGTGTAACAACTTATCCCAATCAAGCTAACAATATAATAGAAGTATTTCCATGTCAGATAAATCCTAACAATGGATCATCTTATAACTTTTTAGGTTCTGGTTCTGCTGTTACTTTATCAGATAGACCTGACGGAGTTCCTGAATATGTAGGTGCTTACTATAGAATGGCTTTCTATAATGGAACCGGTGTAACCTTGGTTGTTACAGGGTCTGGGTATACTGGAGGACCAGATAATGCTGCTATTGTATCCTCAGGTGATATTGTATCCATGGGTGCTTATGTACTTCTAAGTGATGGAGAAGTTCTTACACTTACATATAACGGTGAATCGGTAACCAGAGAGTTCAAAGATGCTTGTAACTATCCTGTATATAATTTTATGTTTATTAACAAATACGGTATGTGGGAAAACTTTTCAACTGCTTTACCTGTAAGAGGAAATATTTCTTTAGATAGAGAAAACTATGAACAGACTTTTGTTAACTATAGTAATACTGGTGCTTATGATATTGAAAGAAGAGGAGAAACAAACTACAGTACAGGTATAACAGAAAATTTAACTATATCTACCGACTGGTTAAGCAAGGAAGCAGCACAATGGATAACTCAGTTAATAGAATCTGATTCTGTATTTGTAGCAGTATCACCAGACAATACAGTTTTCAAACCTATTGTTATTACTAATGCTTCTTATGTACAAAATACAGGTAGAAAAGATCAAAAAACGTTTATGTATGACATAACGTTTAGATACGCAAACCAAAGAATAGGAAGATAATGAACGTTATACTTAGAGTTCAATATGATGGTAATACATACGATCTTGACATAGATCAAAATATACCCCTACGAGTAGATATATCGAAAGTAGATAACTCTAAGATAGGAGCCGTATATGGTGTAGGTTCACAAACCTTTGACTTACCGGGCTCTAAAAAGAACAACAAATTTTTCAAACACGCATACAACGTCGGAGCAGATGATGTACCGGCATTCTATAATACTATAGATGCTTACGTTGTTTATGGAGGAGAGACGTTATTAGAAGGAGAGTTACAGTTAAATGAAGTAGTAACAGGTCAAGATGGATATGTAACGTATAAGGTTCAGATATATGATACTTCTGTTCAATTTAACACAGCAATAGAGGGGCTAAATATAAAAGATGCTGATTGGTCAGCTTATAATCATACTTTTAACAAAGAAGCTATACTTCAAAGTTGGAGTGGTTCTTTACTAAATGGTGATATCTTTTACCCTATAGCAGATTATGGTTTTGATAATCCTGATCAAGCAGGTAATACATATCCAAGAGTACAATTAGATGCTATAAGTAGTTCAGCACAACCTCTTAACTTAGCTCAGTTTCAACCAGCAATTAGATTAAAAGATACTCTTGATGTTATATTTGACCAAGTAGGGTTTACTTATACAGGGTCTTTTCAAAACATTCCTAACTTTAACAGTATATATATTCTTCCTAAACCAGATGATAACTTAGGTATTGGTTCTGGTACTGAGAATACTTTTCAAGCTATAGTAACAGGGTCACAAGATATACCTGCTCCACAATTTTCTTCTGATATAGTTACTACTACTTTACCTTTTAACACAGAAGTAAGTGATCCAGGAGCAAATTACAACCCTTCTACGTATACATATACTGTTCCTGTAACAGGAGATTATAGTTTTAGTACTGCTATAACTTATGAAAGAGATTATGGGGCAGATACAGTTGTTACTGAACGTTTAAGACTTATATCAGGGTCAAGTATTTTAGCTCAAGTTAGTCAGTCAGGTGTAGATAGAAATTATGATTTAGTATCAAGTATGAGTGTTTCTTATGAAGGAAGTCTTAATGCTGGGGATACAATAGAAGCTCAATTACGTTTACATGGTACATCTGGAACAGATTACCCTCTTTCTGATTATATTTTATCAGGTTCAAATCTTGGAGGTAATACTACATTTAACTGTGATAGTGCTCCTGTTGATTTTGACGGTGTAACTGTAGATTTTTCAGAACAATGGGAACCATTAACTAAGACTTTAGATGTACTTAAGGGTATAATTGACTTATTTAACTTAGTTATAATACCTGTACCTGGAAGTAAGACACAGCTTGAAATATATACATTCGATGATTGGTTTAACTCAGGTACACAAGTTAACTGGAACGATAAATGGGATACTTCTATAAGAAGATCTATAACTCATCCGGTAATAGAACAACCTAAAAAGCTTTTATTTCAAAACGTAGAAGATGAAGATAGATTGAGTAAACTTGCTTTAGACTCTGATCCAAACTACCAATATGGTACACTTGAGGTTATAGCGGGCAACACTATTAGTCAGGGAGAAGGAGCTGTAGGAAGTTATTTTGGACCTACTGTATTAGCTTCTCAAACTACCAATCCTAATCTTACATTATCGGATTCAACTTTCGTTTTTCCTCATCTATATAAGTTTGAAAACTCAGAACAACAATCGTATAAGTTCAAACCAAGAGTAGGGTATAAAGCATCTAATGGTTTACAATCTAACATTTTTATAGGTGATCCTTCAAGTTCAACTGAAGTGTCTGGTAGTTATTTTACTTTGTCAAATACAGAGACGGTAATTTCAACTGCTAATACACAGAATTTATTATTTAACTCTACTTATACATCTTATACACCTGGTGCTTTCAATCAAACTAACTCTAAGTCACAATTTACTACTTATTGGAAAACATACATAGATAGTTTATATTGGGATGAAGGTAGAAAAGTAACACTTGACGTAAAGTTTGAACAAAACGAGTATAGAGATATACAGTTAAACGATATTATCTTTATAAAAGATACTCAATACAGAATAAATAAAATTAAAGGGTTTAACCTAACAGACGATGATGTAGCAACAGTAGAGTTGTTAAAACTGTATCCGGCATATGTAAATGTACAGGAACCAGTAGTAGGTCCTACTCCAACACCAGGACCAACACCTACACCAAGCCCAACTCCTACACCTACGCCTACACCAACACCTACACCGACTCCAACACCTACACCGACTCCGGGACCAACACCTACTCCTACCCCTACTCCTGCTCCAGTGTATTACTCTCTGGAAAGATGTAGTGATTCGGTAACAGGATTTAGAACAGGTCAAGAAACAAGTGCAATAGCTTTAAGTGTTAATGATAGAGTTCAAGATGCTTCTTTAGTTAACTATAAAGTATTAGGGACAACAACAACAGGTACATCAGTAGGTAATGTAACAGATACAGGATTATCAGGATGTCCGGTAGCACCAACTCCGACACCTACTCCGGGTCCAACACCAACACCTACTCCAACACCTACTCCATTACCATATAGAGTAATATACTTAGGTCCAGGTGTAAGTTCGGGAGATGCTTGTGATGGTTGTCCAGGACCAACTAATACAACAGCTTACATATCACCAAGTAAGACAATAGCAACATTAACAACTGCTGATTCTATATATAGTAATACTTCACTAACTACTAACTTTAACGGTGGATTAAAATGGTATAGTTTAAGTAATACTTTAGGGTTAATAAGTGGTAGTAGAACAGCATTAATAAACGCAGATACAGCTCCAACAAGTAACATAGACGCTTTACAGTCTTGTCCATGTCCAACACCTACTCCTACTCCAACTCCTACTCCAACTCCTGGAACTCAGGAAATATCAGTAGTAGCTTGTGGAACAAGTAGTCCAACATATCACGTAGAGGTTACTGGAGCATCTGGTTTAACTGTAGGTAGAGGTATTCAGTTTAGTTCAGGAGGTACAACAGGAGGATGTCCAACATTTGATACAACACAATGTTATGAGGTTACAGCAGTTAATATAGGATTCCACAACTGTCAAGCAGTATTCCATGCAGCAAGTAGTAACTGTGGAGGATTAACAGGATGTGTTACGCCAACTCCAACTCCAACACCTACTCCAACACCTACACCTACTCCAACACCTACACCAGTACCAAATTATCCATTGATTTCTATTTGTAGTCCTGGAACTCCAAATTATTCACAATTTAGGAATAATGGTCAAGTAGCATCAGTAGGAGATGTAGTATTAATGCCTGATGGATACTGTTATGAAGTAGTAGATGCCTTTGGTACTACCAATACAGATGATTATGTAACTTTATATAACAACTGTACTGATTGTCAAACAGTAAATCCAACACCGACTCCGACACCAGTGCCTCCTACTCCGACACCGGTACCTTGTACTGCTATTTCATTAGAAGGACCGTTATTAGCAAATAGTGGATGGAGCTGTGGTGTAGATATAGGGTATGGAATTAATAATCCAAGTTGGTGTTCTGCAACAATACTATATAAAGATTATCCAACCTGTTCAACAGCAGCAGATCCAGGATGGTATAGTACAGGAGGTGGTACAAATTCAAGAGAATGGAATGGAAGTGCATTTGTTGGAGGATGTTTTATAACCAATTGTGAGTAAGAACTAATAACATATAACTTAGAACCTATTTAATAATATGGCAACAAAAACATATAATATCGACATTAACGTTCAGTCAAAGACTTTAGGTCAATTAGAGAATCAATTGGCTCAAGTTAATGAAGAGTTAAAGCAGGTCGATAGAAATAGTGAAGCTTTTAAGAATCTTACCAAACAAGCTCAAGTCTTAAATAAAGAAATACTTAAAACCAATAAAGAGATAGAAGGTTTTACTATGGAGAAGAAGATAGATGCTGCTAATGGAGCTGCTATGTTGTTCTCAGGTACATTAAACACTGTAGTAGGTAGTTTAGGTTTATTAGGTATAGAGTCAGAGAAGTTTGGTGAATTTGAAAAGAAAGCTGCTTCAGCAATTGCTGCTGGTATAGGTGTTAAGGATATGGTAGAGGGGCTATCTAAAGTAGGTCCAGTTTTTGCTTCAGCAGGTAAAGCTGCTCTTAAGTTTGCCAGAACTACTAAAGGAGCAATAATAGCTACCGGTGTAGGGGCGTTTGTAGTATTAGTAGGTACGTTAATTGCTAATTGGGATAAAGTAACTAAAGCAATAGAAAACTTTGCCGCTAAAGTCCCTATAGTGGGTAAGGCAGTAAACTTTATTAAAGGTGTAGTAGATAAACTTAACAAGTCTTTACAGGATATGGGACTGATTACCAGTGATGCTACTTTAGAGCTTCAAAAAGAAACTGCTGCAATGACACGTTTAATCCAAGAGCAAACAGCAGCAGGAGCAAGTGCAGATGATCTATTTAAGTTAAAGGAGCAACTTATCTTAGATGAACTTAAGTTATTAAAAGATAAAGGGGCTAAAGAGGAAGAGCTATTCGATAAGTATACTGAGTTAAATGTATTAAGGAATACAAATGATAAAAGATTAGCAGATGAGAGAGAGCAGCGTAGGTTAGATAAACTGGCAAAAGAAAAAGCTGATGCAGATGCTAAGTTGGCGGCAGAAGAGGCGGTAGCAGAATCATTACTTGCTTTTCAACAGTCTTTCTATGAAAAAGAGAGAGATTTAGCTGCTGTTAATGAGCAAGAAAAAATTACTTTAGAGGAAACAAGAGCTTTAGAGGAGTTAGAGAGGTTAGGAGGTACTTTAGAGCAGAGAAATCAAGTAATAGCATATTATAATCAGTTAAGAGATGATGCAGCAAAAGAGCAAGAAGAAAAAGATAATGAAGAAAGAGATGCTAAAGATAAAGAAGACTTAGATAAAACAAAAGCGTTAGAAGAGAAAAAATTACAACTTAAGCTTAATTCTTTACAAACTTTATCAGAATTGTTTGGTCAAGAAACTGCTCTTGGTAAAGCAGCATTAATAGCAAAACAAGCTATACTTGCTCAAGAATTATTAGCTGAGGTAAAAGCGTTAACTTTCAAAGCACAAAATGCTGCTACTGAATCCACTATAGATGCAGCTACATCAGCAAAAAATGTAGCGGTAGGAGCATCTGAAACACTTAAGAAAGGTTTTCCACAGAATATCCCTTTACTTATAGGTTATGCTGCTCAAGCTGTTGGTATAATTTCAGCAGTAAAACAAGCAACCTCGCAAGTAGAAAATGCAACAGGTCAAGGAGCTGGTTTAAGTATAACCAGTCCTAATATACCTACAACAATATTAGCACCAGAAGCTCCGGCTCCACAAATAGCACCAGCACAACCGGCTGTAAGAGCATATGTAGTACAGGGGGATACAAGATCGGCAGCAGAGGCAGAAGCAAAAATACAAACAAGAAGAACGTTCGGTTCGTAAACCTATTTAGTAATATGAAAATAATCGAGTTAATAATAGACGAGTTAGATAAGATATCAGGATTCGATGCTGTAGCATTAGTAGAATCACCAGCTATAGAGTCTGACTTTTATGCTTTCAAGAAAGAAGACTTAGAAGATATAGTAGCATATGAGTTAATAAAGCATTCTTTCAAAGATCAATTCGTTGAAAGGATACCTGGTGAAAGTAGAGATGACTATATGGGTAGATGTCTACCCGTTCTTAAGTCTGAAGGTTTTCCTGAGGATCAAGCATTAGCTATTTGCTACGATTCTTTTGATATAGACGTTTCTACTTTACCAGATTATGCTAACCATCCTACAAGGTCTTATTCAAGTCATGAATTACATTTTGACGTATCTGTAGTAAAAACAGCACAAGGAAACAAATATGTTATTAACGGAGAGTTAACACCAGACTTACATTTAGTTGTAGGTAATACTTATTGTTTTGACCAATCAAACGAATCAAATTTAACTCACGATTTAAGAGTTAGTTTAACCAAAGACGGAATATGGGGTGGCGGAAAAGAATACAATAAAGGTGTAGCTGTAATGGGTAACAAGTTATACCTACAGATAACTGACGACACCCCAAAGGAATTATATTACTACTGTATCAATCACGAAGGTATGGGAGGTAATAGTAAAGTATTTACACACTCAGAAGAACCTCAAGCATTTGAAAGCTATACGGACTATCCACAAGCTGCTACTAATAATGCTAAAAGAGCTCTTAAATGGGCAGAAAAAGAAGGATGGGGTTCATGTGGTACACCAGTAGGTAAACAAAGAGCTAATCAATTAGCTAAAAGAGAGGCAATATCAGAAGATACAATAGCAAGAATGGCTGCTTTTGAAAGACACAGAAGAAATAGTGGTACACCTTACGGTGAAGGATGCGGTAAGTTAATGTGGGATGCATGGGGAGGTGACGAAGGCATAGCATGGGCTCAGAGAAAGTTAAAAACTATTCGTAGAGAAGAACAGTCAAACCAAAAGATCTTTAGAGAGACATTCTCTATCACAGGGAAAAACGATGGATATAAGTTTGCTTTAGATACAGAACAACAAAGAGTTACAGGGGCACTTATGATTCCTGATAAACTTATTAAGAGATACGATGAAGAAGGTAACGAGTATTTTGTTTATTTTTCTAAAGATACAATTAAGCAGATTGCTGAAAAGATGATGAAGAATAAACTACTCGATAAAATGAATTTAGAACATGACCCTGGTCAACCAGTAGAAGGTTTTATGGCTGAGACTTGGATTGTAGAAGATTCACTTAACGATAAGTCAAGGTCTTACGGGTTTGATTTTCCAGAAGGTACTTGGGTCGGTACTTACCAAATAGAAAACGAAGATATATGGGAGCTTGTTAAGACTAAAACTGTGAAAGGTTTCTCAATAGAAGGTTTCTTTTCAGATAGATTAATTCAAGCTAATAGAGCTTAATATATAAATATATAAATATATATAGTATGGATACTAACTTTACACTCGGAATAGGTTTTACTTCAAGTTCAGTTGTAAGTTTTTTACACTTTGAAGATTTAATATTAGCCTTTGTACTTGGGTTTATAGGTAGTTTAGGTGCTTATGTATTTAAGCTTATAGTAGAAAGAAAAAAAAGGTAGATACACGTAACTTTCTTCTCACAACCCTTAGTATCTACCTATTTTTCTAACCACTCTATTTAGTTTTAGGACCTGTCTTTCCGTTTAAGGAAGGCTTTAGTAGTTTAATCCACTTCTGTTCTTTTTCGAACCTTTTCTTTCTATTAGATTCTTTTTCAAGAATAAACCAAAATAATATTTTAGCTCCTTTACTTCCTACGTTTCCTGGAAAGTTAGCTTTATGTTGAGCTACTCTTGCTCTGACTTTATCTGTAGCTCCAATATATAATCCTTTAGTGGTTATTAAACAATAAACACCTTTGTTCATTCTTCCGTACCAAGCCCTTAAGGCCTTATGTGCATCTTTTCTCCATCTTTCAGGATTGTTTTTTCTCCACCTTGCTGCTGTAGCTTTAGTCATTTTAGAATAATGACATTTTCTACAGTAGGTATAGGTATAATTTTTACCTCTTTTGTTTACTATAGTATAATAATTGTCTAATGGTAAGTCTTTATCACACTTACTGCATATCTTTGTAGTCATCTGGATTTAGGTTTAGTTGAATACATAATTCGTCTATAACCTTTTTTTGACCTAAAGTAATAGTAGTATAGTTATTATTTATTAAACTACTTAAGAAAGCTTCAGTTTTCTGATTAGTATTTAAGTCTAATAGTCTTTCTATAAGTTTACTACTCTTAGGATATAACTTAGGTTTATTACTTAAGGTATTTAATCCAGTAGTATTAGTTTTACTTATACTATTACTATTATCTAACTCTTTCTTTATACTTAATAAGATAGCTTCTATTTGGTATATCTTGTCAAGGATTGTATTTGTATTCATTGTTATTTTATTACGTTTAACTTTATCTTATATTATAATATAGTA